AACTTTCCCTTAGATTCGTATCCTATATCATCAAGCACTGAAGGATTTTCTTGAATTGCCTTTGTTAAATCAGGAAACGTGCCAAATTTTTTCATAATTGCTATTGCGCTGGTTGAGCTGATACCGGGTAATTGACACAAAATTATCTCCCCTATATTTTCTGGCGTAATGTTGTCCTTTTTCACCTTTTTTACCACACTACAATATTCTGCTGCAGTTTGTTCCGTCGAACGTAACACATTTTGTGATTCTTCCTGGTCGTTGGAATTCACCTTTGGTTGTAAATAATAAGGAACATCTCCCTTTAAAAAATTCTTCTCTATTTTTTCACTCATATTAAGAATTAATTCGGCGGTTTCATTTACTGAACCAGTTCTCATCACAGAAAACCCTTTAAAATAATTCATTGACGTAATCGCCGAATAAACTATTTTTCTCTCTAAACCTGTACGTAATTGGCTCATAGAACCCTCAATAATATAGATGATCGAATGCGGAGGGAACCCGGAAGAATGAATCAGACGATAAGACTGCTCACTATATCGTCCATCTTTTATACTCGACAATAAATCCGAAAGCGTTTTACGTTCTATAATTAACACATCCTTATCCTCGTCAGTTTTAATATAAATATCACCTAAAGGCAAGACCTCCTTAGATAATTTTATAAAAGTATTCGTGTTTGATTGTAATAATAGTTCACAGGTTCGGAACAAATCTCGCTCTCGTTCGTCTAAAATAACACGCATTAAGAATTTTAAATAATAATCATTATATCATTATTTAAAATGTATTATTTAGGCACGACCAGGTAATTGACGGTTGAAATATACATTACGAACATCGCTACCAATAGGACGGCTGGGATTTGCAAGAGGTAATTTGGTCATTCTTAAAAAGGAAAGGGGCTTGTCAATAATAAAAAGACTAGTAAAATGTTCACGACCGATCATATGAGGAAATCCGGCCTTTTTTTCTCCGCCTCCCTGATTTTGGTCAGTTCTGGCATTTGAACCCATTCTTGAACGATTTGATCGACTCCACATTGATGTAGTCATTTTAACTATACAATACCTAAATATTTTTTTATGGAAAAAGCAGAATAATTTAAAAAATTGATTCTGGTAGATAGGAAAGTACAATAACTATATTAAGCGGCGGCAGAATATGAACATTGACGATGACATTCGGGTTGAAAAAAACGCAGATGGTGTCGAAACTTTTATTTTCGACCCTTACAATCCCCTAAATATTTTGATAACTGAACAACAAATCAGTGATATTTTGTGTAATTACGGAATCACGGCTCCTATCTATAACTGGAATTTGTACAAACGCGCGTTTGTTCATAGATCCTATATTCGTAGATCAAATCTAGAAAACGAACAAAATAATATTGTCATATCTCCTAAACCAGATGATTGTTTGCCGTTATATACTAAATCCAATGAACGCCTCGAATTTGTCGGCGACGGTGTTCTCGAATGTATTACAAAATATTATTTGTATCGCCGGTTTCCCAAAGAAAACGAGGGATTTATGACAGAAAAGAAGATCGCATTAGTCAAAAACGAATCAATAGGTAAGATGGCTTATGATATGGGTCTACATAAATGGTTCATCTTATCTAAATACGCTGAAACCAAACAGACGCGCACCAATTTGAAGAAATTGGGATGTTTGTTCGAAGCCTTCATTGGTGCGATGTTTCTCGATTTCAACAAAATCACTATAAATGATGAGCACGGGTGGTTTGATAAAATATTTGTCACTGGGCCCGGATTTCAAATGGTCCAACGTTTTGTGGAAGCGGTATTCGAAAAGCACGTAGATTGGGTCAGTCTTATCAAGAATGACGATAATTATAAGAATATTCTGCAAGTGAAAATTCAGAAGGAATTCAAGGTTACGCCTGATTATTTGGAAGTCGAAGAATATGATAACGAAATTGGTTATCACATGGGTGTTTATCTTTGTCTTGGACAATCAATTCATGAAACTGCTGCTTCCAAAGCGGCTCAAAGAAAACGGTTCTCTTCTTACCACGACATTCATCAATATATGTCTCTACACAAAAAGATCCTATTATTCTTGGGCGAGGGAAAGCATAAAATTAAAAAGAAGGCGGAGCAAATTGCATGTGAAGACGCCATTCAATATTTGAATGCATTTTGAATTCTACGAGAATTATAATTCCGCCTTTTGTAATTACTACTGCACAACCAGTAACGTTTTTTGCAAAAAATATTTGTTTAGCCTCATATAGTAATGAAACGTTTTACAAAAGGCATTTGTTTATTTATTTCGGCTATTGTTTTATATATTATTTTTTTCTGCGTAGAGCATACCGAAACATCCGTTTATTCTGAAAAATACCGGAATTTAAAAACCGACGGATTCTTAGTTTTTTCAGAACACCCGGAAAACAATCGTACCGAAACGCTGAAAAAATTACCTGGCGGATACAAATTTCTGGATTATTCGTATGTGATAAAAAATTCAACTATATCTACTTTCCATCGTGATGTAACATCGAGCCAAACAATGTATAATACGAATTATCCCGTATATACACTGATCATTTATAAAAACGAGGGTCGTCTTTTATCTATATGTCCAGGAAGTCATGAGACGAACCCTTTCGTACATAGTCAGATTATTAATATTACAGGTCCCAAAAACACTTGTATATTATTTGATTGTGATATTTTACATGCGGGTTGTTTTAATGAATGCAAAGAACGTGAAATTGTTCAATACAAAATTGCACACCATGATGATGACCTTTTGTTAAAACATTTGAATAATGTACATATAGTAAAAGAAGAGAATGATTGTGATGATTCGGTTTATAACCACTTTTTGAGAAAATGTAGTTTTTTTTTCGAAATGCCGATCAATACAGTATTTTATCCTCTTTTTCAGAAAAAACATGAAGATGGTGTTTTGAGTAAATTGCAGCAATACGGTGGTACGCAATTTTATTATAACTAGTTGGGAACACCAACCTTTATTATCAATTCCGGGATATTTTCCTATAATTTAAATCCAATAACTTGCAGTTTCAATATGACTTTGATTCTTACTTGGTTTAATATTTAGTAGGAAAAGCGGTTAAAAATGATTATATTATATTCCCAGTATAATATAAATGAACCAACCATTTAATCCAACAAATAAATTAGTATTAAAACCCGAACCGAAAGTACGTACTGACAAAACATTTCGCGTATTTGAAAAGGTAGAGGTTCCCGTTACTGATGATCAATTGGAAGAGGGGGAGTTAGTAGAGGCATCAATTCTTTATCAAGACACCGGAAAAAAAATTATCCAAGACAAAAGAAATCAATCGCAAATAGATCGACAACTTATCTTGAATCGTATACGTACAAATAATTTGGGTGCGGTGGTCGCTAAAAAAGATACAGTCGATTTAAAAAAGGCTTTGCAACCGGTCGGAAAACCGCAGATTAGAAAGTTAAACAAACCGGATGATCAAGAAGCAGGAGAAGACGAAGATAAACCGGCAGCAGAATCCTTGCCTTTAAAAGTAGAGATCGAAAAACTACCCGATGTTTCAGACGTTACTGAAAAAGAATTAGAGGCGGTCATCCTAGATGAGGTAGAAGTTCCCGTAGAAATCCAAGAAAAGGAATTACCTATTATTAAAAAAATCCGTCGCCCCAGGAAACTCAAGGTTACGGAAACCGGCTCTTTACCAGAAGTACAAATTCATAACATTGATCTTACAACAGCGAAAATTCGAGATCAATTGATTAGTGAACGCTTACCGCCCCCAGGAGAAAAGGTCATTGTCCGTGCTTCCTCATATTATATGAATAATCGTGAAATTTATGTATCAAAACTAAATGAATTGTTTCGACCATATAGAAAAGATATTACAGACGACGAAAAATCCATGTCTTGCGAAACTCGTAGCGCCGGTGTCGATCTAGATTTATTAACGCATCAAAAAATCGTTCGTGATTATTTAAATCTTTATACTCCCTACCGTGGATTGCTTCTTTATCACGGTTTAGGTAGTGGAAAATGTATGAAATTGGGAACCCCCATCCTAATGTCGGACGGTTCAATTAAAAAAGTAGAAAATATCCAGGTCGGTGATTTTTTAATGGGCGATGATTCAAAACCGAGAACTGTACTCTCATTGGCACGTGGTCGCGATAAAATGTATGATATTATACCAACAAAAGGTGAAAAATATACAGTAAATCAGGAACATATTTTATGCTTACGCGCGTCGGGTTTTCCGAAAATGACTACCAAGAACACTTTTCATATTCAGTGGATTGAGAACAATGAATTTCAATCTTGCAAAATTTCTTATAATTCAGATAATTTTGAAGAAAAACGTAAAGAAGCCGAGGCATTTTTTACCACTGTCAAAAACACTGACAATGTTCTCGAAATCGCAGTAAAAGATTTCCTCGGATTATCGAAAAAGAAAAAGGCGCTCTTGAAAGGGTATCGTGTGTCTATCGAATTTCCGGAAAAAGAATTACCAATGGATCCTTATTTCTTTGGTTATAAGTTGGCAAACGAAACTCTAGATAATCAATCTATTCCGGGGCTTTATAAATGCAACTCTCGTAATAATCGATTAAAATTATTAGCCGGTCTTTTAGATAGTAACGGGTGCTATACAAAAGTCGGATTCGAATTTAACCAAAAAAACGAAACCTTGATTGATGATATCATTTATTTGGCCAGAAGTTTGGGATTTTCGTGTTACAAAAAAACCAAGAAAGAGGGTTCCGTCTTCCGCCTCCAGATAAACGGGCACAACGTTCACGAAATACCTACAAAAATATGTGGAAACCGCGTTTTCATAAAAAAACCGGTAAAAGACGCACTAGTTTACGGAATCAACGTCCAATACGTTGGAGAAGACGATTATTATGGCTTTATGTTAGACGGAAACTGCCGATATGTTATAGGTGATTTTTCCGTTACTCATAACACCGCTACATCTATCGCTATTGCTGAAGGAATGAAGTCGGAAAAAAAGA